AACTGCGTCTTCGCCATCCCCAGCAGCGGCTGACCCACATCCTGAACAACCTGACTCATCGTCTCGCGCAGCTTCTCAGCCTCATCAGAGACGCCATCCATCGCTGCCGTAGCGGCCTTATCCGTCGCCCCCGAGCCGTAGCCCTCCATTGCCGTGTTGATCGCCTGACGAGGCCCACCACCGCGAGCAAGAGCCGTCAGGGAACGGGTCGTACGAACAGAGTCAAAGCCCAGCGCCTCAAGGGACCGGGAAATGTTCGGGCCTTCCTTAGCCACAGCCTCAGAGAACTTCGCCAACACCTCAGCAGGGTTTGACTTGAACAGGCCCGTCAGCTTCTCCCCCGTCGTGCCCATCAGGTCGGCGTACGCCTTCAACTCCGGGCCGCCATCGCGAACCGCCCGGTTCATGTCCAGCAGCACCTTGTTCAGGCTGTTCGCGGCAAAACCGCCGTCTTCACCCAGTTTGCTCATCGCCGTGGACAGGCCCATCACAGCGGTCTGAGACAGCCCCACCGTCGAGGCCACCGGCGCCAGGGCCTTGGAGAACGCCACCACAGCCGGCGCGGAACCACCGATCTTCGCCGTCGTGTACACCAGCGAATCAGACAGTTTCTCGAACTGGCTGATCCCATTACCCATCGTCTTGGACAACTGAAGGAACTCAGCACCCATAGCAGCGCTCGACGTACCCGTCGCCGCACCCAACTTGATGAACGACTTACCCAACGACGCCATCTGCATCTCAGACTTGATGCCCTGCTTCTGGAGCGTCTCCATCACCTGCGTGGCTTGACCCATCCCAATGGGGAAATCACGCGCAAAAGATTTTGTAGTCTTTGACAGCTTTTCAAACGAGCCGCCCATGACCTTCGTCTTGGCCTCAATGTTCGACAACTGTTTCTCATACGAGGCAGCTGTATCTACGCCGACCGAATTGGATTTGTTGAACCCCGTGACCGCCATCGTGGCGTTCACCATCGACTTCGACAGCCCCTGAACCGCACCTGGAATACCGGAAGCAACCTCGCTGTACTGCTTCGTCAGGTTGACGGCCTGACCCATCGTGGTGACGTAGTTGTCCGCGTTCAGGTTGAGGCCAACCTCAACCATGTACTCACTCATGAGTCATCCCGTTCACTGGCAGATAGCGGACGCGGCTTTGCAACGTCACGCTGCTTGGAAGCCACGTGCTTGGGCACCAAAACGATGCGCCCGCCAGCCATACCTTGGATGTCATCGCGAGCGAACTCCTTGAGGTAACAACCCCAGCACTGTTGGACCGATGGCTCATACGCATATCGGTCCTCCTCCCACTCCCACCCTGCGGTGCCGCAAGACTGGCATTTACTGCCTTGCTCCAGCAAGTGGGCGACAAGCTTGGCCCTGTCCTCGGCCTCCCAATCCAGCAACGCTGAATGTGGAAGCCCATGGTCAGAGCACCAGCCGACCTCTAACTGGAAGGCTGCGTCGTATCGGAGTCGGTTGCGGTAAAAGGGACATCGAGCCCCCTGCTGCACACCTCCACAGCAGCCACAAACAACTCCATAACTTCGCCACGGCTCCACTCATCGGACTCCCACAACTCCTTCGCCTCGTTTGGCGTGATCAGTGGGCTAGCAGCGCAAGACGAGATCAGTGCCGGACCAAAAGTGTCAGGGTTGTAGGACGCGCCGTCCTTCTTCTGCTCAGCCGTGGGCGGGTGCATACCAACGAGTACGTCATAGGACTTGGAGCCAATCGCGCGAAGGGTGACGACGTACTCAATGATCGTCCCGCCCTCGTCAGGAACCTTCAGAGCGACCTCTTTGGTACGCGCTGGCTTGTGAAGCAGGTCCTTGAACGTCGCTGGGCGGCGTGTGTTTGCTGTGGTCATTGTCTTTTTCCTCCGACTGGTCTGCGCCCTGGTTGGGCTCGGAACTTGCACCGCAGGAGCCACCAGATCAGCTTCTAGGCCGTCCAATGGCTCCTGCGGGTCGTGCATGGGTTACTTGCCAGCCTCAACGGGCTGGCGGGCAGCGGTAGCAACAACAGCCGCGTTCTCAGCGGGCTCCTCCGGCACCGAAGCGGTGCAGGTGAATGTCTGAGCGGTGTTTGACGCCATCGCCGAAGCGGTGCGGGACACGATGCGGACCGGCCACACTTCCACCTTGTCGCCAACCTTGGGCACGTAGCCTGTGCCGGAGCCGCCGAAGCGGGAGATGTAGAAGTAGCCCGTGGTGCCACGCAGCAGCGTGGTCCATGCGGTGTCGGCCGCGTCGTCGCGGTACATGTCCGCACTGAACGATGCCTGGCTAGTGCCCGGGACCGAAGTCTCGAACAGCGAGTCAATGTTCGGTGTGGGGACGGTGTTGCCTTGCGATTGTGCCGTGATTGAGATGATAAAACTGGTCAAGTTTGTTGATCCGGATATTTCAGCCTCAGTTGGAGCTTGCAGGTTTGCTGGACGGGTCTTAGTAAAGCCCACCCAGCTGTTCTCGTTCGGAATGATCCGCATGGCGGTCGCCTTTCGACTAGTTAGTACTCGCGCGAGTGACTATGAGTGAGTCTAAATGGGTCAGAGTGCAAAGTCTTTACGCATCGCAGCGCAAAGTAAACGTATCTGAAACGCTCCACATGGGTGGATCAACGGAGTCATTGCGAGTCATGGGTCCAAGTGATCGCCACTGCGCCATAGTGACTCGGTATGCGCCAAACTCTTGTCCGATGCAGTCATCGAGTGCGTTCCGCACCAACGCTGCCACCCAATCGCACTGCTCCCGAGAACCTCCAAAACTTGACAGCCGCCACCCTGTTTCCCATGACCGGATCTGCTCGGCATACCGCAGCGCGGGATCACTCAACGTTGCCCCCGTAAACACCACAACGCCATACGGCACAAACGCCGACACATTCGGCTGCCCCGACAACCAGCCGCCACCATCGGGCGCGATCCCATCGCCCACCAGTTGATTCGACTCTTCTGCCAAAGCCATTACAACCTGACTCGTCAACTGCCCAATATTGATCACGGATTACCCACAAACCGAGTAACCCACTCCTCTTTAACAGCTTGATACCTGACAAACTCTGTTGTGACGGCTTCCTTGTCGTCATCAGACATAGCGTTGTACACCTCCACCAGTCCCACGTACCGCAATACAAACTCCTCCGGCGTCATCCTCACGGCAGCATCTCCCTCAAACCGCGCTCAGCGCCTTTACCAGCCTGCGTAGCAAGTCGCTCAGCCACAGCAGGAGCTATGGGTCCGGTGACTCGAATTCGAGGCCCAGACATTGCAATCCGATGCCCACGAACCCGCACGCCCTTCAACGCATCCCGCGCGCCTGCCTCAATAGCCCGTTGCGCCGCCTCTTCACTTACCAAAGTGTCCAAAGCTCGCGCCAGTTCAGCCGGCGTCACCGGATAATCCACTCAGTAGGAATCTGTGGACTACCCCACTGCTTAGACGCCTGAATGCCCACACACTGCATTCGGCGTACCGCAGGGAACTGACTACCCGCCTCAACATCCATCACCCGGAAATACCGTTCCACCATCAAAGGGTCCCGATGCCGAATTACCTGGACAATGTCATCCACTCGAGTGGACTGAGCCACTTCCATCTGAGGCTTACTAAACGGATCTTCCACGGCCAACGGAATCGACACGTACGTGGACGAGAAATACGTCGGCTCATCACCAATACCCATCGTCAACGGCCCCTGCACGTTGTACACGCGCGCCTTACCCGAATACACCTCAAACATTGTGTCCGCAAACAACTTTCCCGTATCTGGGGCAAAGTCAGGATTGTCAGGGCGCGAAATCACCACAGACGCATCCATGTTCCGCTCTGCATACACCCGAGCGATGTACGCACCCGTCTTCGTGGAAAACCGTGGCCGAGTCACATCAAATGAAAGCGGCCCCGCTTGCACCATTACGGCCCACCGCCCTCATCAGCAGCATCAGGCTCAATAAGAGGGCCATTAGGGGACCCACCGCCATAGTTCGGATACCCAGACGGGTCATAATCACCATAGTCCTGACGACCAGCGGCATAGTTATCGGTAAACCCAATCCCAAACCGCAACGGCATGATCAACGGGTCATACGTCCCATCCCACAACAACCCAGGAATGATTGGCGAACCCTGCTCCTCCACCTTGTACAAATCCCGAAGGTTTTCCGCAAGCAAGTTGTATTTTGATTGCAACTCGTTGCTGCCAACGCTCACACCGTCGGCAGAAACACTCACCTCACGGGCAAAATGATTGGCGACCATCTCCGCAGCCACAGCCGCAGTCAGAATCGTCGACTTGTACTTAGGACCCCACGTATCGACCAGAAACTTGATGTCCTCATCCGACAGCAACTGGAGAGAATCATCAATGTCACCGATGTAAAACCGGATCGCGTCCTTCTCAGACGTTGCTGGGTCACCGCTATACGACCACATGGCTAGTCGTCCTTCTTGCGACCTGCCAGATACCCAGCCCCAGCCCCAGCAGCGCCACCAGCAGCCATAGCTGCCAGGGGTGTCCGGTACTGGTTTACAAGCAAACCCGCTTTATTTGCCCTTATTTGATTAGGTGTTGGGAATACACCAGTGGGCTTTCTTGGTGCACCCATTTTTCGTCCTTTAGCACCGCGTGCGAACGCTGATTGCATAGGTTTTAACGCTGATTGCATAGGTTTTAACGCTGATTGCATAGGTTTTAACGCCCCTATGGAAGGAAACGCCTTGCTCAACTCAACAAGCGACTCACCAGCCATAACTACTCCACTACATCGAGGTAGCCAGCCCGAATCCACGACTCAATCCGAGGCCATGAAACAGCCTCAGGAACAACATCGCCAATCCGGATCTTTCGACCACCGATTTGCATTGATTTTCGCGCCACGTACTGAGGGCCTAAAGGCTTCTTTACAGCCTTACGGCGAACCTGCGCTGAGTCCACCATCTCGAACGCAGGAGCGGTCATTCTTCGCCCTCATCTTTCTTGCGGGGCTTCTTAGGTTCCTCGTTAGCAACGGTTACAGAAGCCTTAGCCCCCGAACCGTCTACAACCTCAATCTCGTGATCACCAGCATTAATGCCTGTGAAAGCAAAAGTACGAGACGACTTTGTCTGCGGATTTGTGTTATCAATCGTCACCGTAAACGGCTGCACGCCGCCAGTCACAGAAACGCTGATTGCATTACCCGCCACAGTTGCAGACACTCCAAGAGGAGTTCCCAGCTTCTTAATCATCGCGTCACGGATAACCGGAGGTAGTGAAGAAGGAGTCGGGCGAGCCTTTCCCTTACGAGCAAACGGATCAGGAGTCGCCACCACGTAGCCCGAATCCAGCAGGGCATTTAGATTGCGGCCAAGAGCTTTAACTTGCTCCTGAGAAAGCGATGTGCCCGCCGGCACGATTGCCCCATTAAGGGAGATCGGCCGACGGACAACAACATTGCTTGGGACCTGAAACATCAGGCCACGACCGCCTTCGCAAACGTGCCGAGATCTTGAGAGACAACCTTCATGTCGTAGGTCATCTCGGACTCAACACGATCCGAGGCGATGGCCTCCATACGGAAGCGCTTCACCTTGATTCCCTCAGCGTTGCCACCGAGGTAGCCAGTCCACGTAAACGTGTAACCAGCCGAAGGGGTCATCAGGGACGGCCCAGCAGGGGCGTAAGCCAGGAGGATCGACTTCGAGTTGGAGATGAAGTCGAACGTGGCTGCTGCGTCCTGTGAACGAGCATCGTCGATCTGCGGGCCAGTCGCGATAGTCGCGTAGCTCGTGTAGAGCTCCGAAACGTTGAACAGCGTCGCGATGAGGTCCTCAGTAACGATTCCCTTCTGGGTGTACTTGATGCGGTCGATGATGTCTGGGTGCTGCTTGAGGGCCTTCATGACCTCAGCGCCAAGAACCATCTTGTTGGGTGCAAAACCGGTCAG